ATTCATAAACCCGGCTTCCAGCCCCTCGTTAATTAGCCCGAGTGTTTGCTCCCCGGTGATACCTAACGCGGCAAAGTCCTGGCTGTACTCGTTCAGCGTGTCGTTCAGATCACCAAAGCGATCCAGACCCATCTCCTGACCTTCGATCAACAGGTTAAACGCATCCTCAGTCGTGCCGCCAAACTCATCAGTAATACGCGCGGCGCTTCTGGCACCTTCAACAATACCCACGCCGTAGGCATCGGCTAGAAAGAAAGCCTCATCAGCCGCATCTTGCAGGTCAACATCATTAATCTCGCCCAGCGCTGTGCGCAGGTCAGCCGCCCGGTTGCCTGCCGATATGGCCGCCGCGCCAATGCCCGCAATGGCGCCCGCTGCAGCAGCAGCGCCGCCCACCACCGCCCCGCCCGCAATCGTGGCAAGCCCGCCCAGGCCCTGCCTCAGGTTGCCCAGCGCGCCGCTCGCTTCGTCACGAAGACGTACAATCAGGTTCAGTTCTTCGGTGGTGGTCATCGATGGTACTTTCGCTTGCGCCGCTTCGCTTCTTCCTCGCGGCGTTTTTGCTGGGTCTGCTGGTGCTGCGCTTTGGCGTTCAGCTTTGCAATAAGCTCGGTAACAAAATCCGGGTCAAGCGCATCAACTTGCTGCGGCGTCCATTGGTAGGTATCGGCAAGCAGCACATACAGGTCATACGCCCCAACACTCTCTCCGCGCCCCAGGTGCTTGACGCCTTCAAAAATCAGTCGCCAGCGCTCTTCGAGCCACTGGGCGTAGTCGGGGACTTTGGGTCAGGGCTCTGTTTTTTGCCAGGATTACGCGTGTCTAGCTCGCGCAACACTTTCTGCACCAGCGGTTCATCCGGATCGAGTCGCACAATATTATCTGGCGTGCAGGGCACCTCAGCAAACGACGGCCCCGACCAGCGCACGATATTATGCACCAGTAGCGCGGTCTGGATCGCTCCAAATTGCACATCAACCCGTACACCCTTGCCAACCTGCACGCCGCTTTCCTCGCTGAGTTGGATGGCCGCGCTCATCACACGCTGCTTGGTGCCAAAGTCCATCTTCGGCTTGATATAGATAGCATCCGTGTCGGTATCACTCAACTGTTCGCAGTCTTCGTTTGTAATGCGTATCGGTTCAGTGGAAACAAACATCACACCAACTCCGTAGTCTGCAAATCAACCTCAAAATCGTTTTGCAGCGTTGTGTCATACATTGATTGCACGGTCAGTTCGATGGTGCGGTTGCTCTCCTGGTACGTGCCCCATTCCAGCATTGTGGCCTCGCCGTAGGTATCGACTTGCACGAAATGATAGTAATCGGTCGTTGAGACGGTTTCGATCAGCGGCCCGTTATGCCGCACCCGCACTTTGAGCCGTTCGGCGTCTTTCCAGTAGTTGTACTGGGTCAAGTCTGGCACTTCAAAGCGCAGCGTAGTGGTGATGCTGCGCGGTCTGCGCCCCGTGGTGCTAAACGTTTTATCGCCAGTTGGCCCGGTAGCGACATATTTATAGGTCACGCCAGTGTTGATCTCGTGCGTAGCAGACAAAAAGCGCCCGGTCACGGCGGTGGTACCAATGGCGCTCGAGGTATCAATCCAGATTTGCATATCGGTGCCCGCAATCAGTGGGAAATCTGCCACCGCCGGGAACGAGATCGGCCCGGCCTCTTCGCCCCACCATTGCCCCTGGCCGGATGCCTCCATGGTCAGCCCGTCGGTGCCTGTGGCATCGCTGCTCAGTGTCAGCGTATCAACCATACAATATGCGGCTGACCAGAGTTGCACACCCGGATCGCCAAACACCAGAGTCGCGCTTTTAATGGTGTCGGACGTGCTGTCCGGTGTGAACTCGGCCAGGTCGGCATCGGTGCCTGGCGTTGTAATTGTGGGTGATCCTTCGACTGTCATTTTGAGTAGTTCAAACAGCAAGTTGAGGTCGGCAGCACCAGATATTGACCACTCCACGCGCTGTTGTACCGGGATGGATTTATAAAACTCCACCAGATTGCCCAGGGCGACCTGTGGCGTGTAACGCTCCTGGCGCGGCGTCACCAGGCGCTCGTTGGTGGTGCTGGTGATGGTGGGTGTGGTGATCGCCGTTCCGCGCACGCTCTCCAATGCCAGGCCAAATTTTTCAAATGGAATTTCCGCCATATGGCACTCCTAACTGATGGCTGTTTTCTCCAGCACATCGACATAGATATCCAGCGCGCGATAGATCACGCCGCCAATCGAAACAAATACCGCTTCCATATCGTTGACCGTCGCCAGTCCGCTGTCGAGTGCGCCGCTCAGGTGCGCGTCGCTGTCAATCGCGTTCGCAATAGCATCCACATACGGGATCAACTCCTCCTCGGCCTGCTCGTTATCTTGCCAGCGAAACACAAGCCGGTTCAACACGCGATAGGTTGCCGCTCTGATCTGTCCCTGACGCTGTCGGTTTACGGTGTCCAGCAGACTGTACAGCGTCGGAGTCTGATGGATCGCGGTCGGCTCGTAGCGCAGCAGCACCGGGATAGCCGGGTTCACACCCTCGAAGACGGTGTGCAGGCCGTCTAGCACCGCCCGGTAACTCATAGCGCATCTCCGCTGAGGAACGATTGCCCGCTCTCGCTTAAAATATCCTGGATGGTATCCCGGCTGGCAGCCAGGCCATCCAACAGAAACGGCTGCCCCCGCGTGCCGGGATGCCGCACAAAGCGGGCGAAGATCGTCTCGCCGCCTTTTTTAAAGCGCAACACCCGCGCCCGTCGGGGCCGGATGATGTGGGGGCGGCTGCCTTCGTGGACAGGCCGCGCATAGCTGGCATTCGTCCCCACCACCCCACGCACGCCGGGGCGCTCCACGCGACTGGTAATTGTGCGGCGCAGGTTGCCCGTCTTGACTGGCGTGCGGCGCTTCACATTGGCTTCAATCACAGCCAGGATGCGACTCAGCATTTGTTCTTCGATACTACGCAGGCGACTGTCAGAGAGACGCCGCTGAAGTTCTTCCACTGTTGCCATTACATCACCCGTTCACGATACTGGTCACGAATACCGCTGACGACCATCTTCTGTTGATTGGTCATTGCGCCCTGATAACCCACGACCGCCCCCGCCCCCGGGCTGGTTTCGACGCCGATTACGTCGGTGAACAGGCCGCGATCTTTTGCGCGCCAGATATTGACCGCCACTTCTATCGTGACCTCCACCAGCGCGGGCGGCGGGTCGCCATAGCCCCAGGCAGCAGTTACCCGATAGCGTCGGTATTTCCAGTAGTTACTGGTGTGTGCATAGTAGGATGATGTGGACAGGCTCCCGTGCGCGGCGTAGGAGCCGTCATTTTTGTACAGGTAGCGATGATTATCGTCGTCAACCTCGTACTCATCGCCTTCGGTGTAGCTTTCGACGCGGTCGTAATCTTCGAGGCTGGTGATCGTGCCTGCCTGGTAATGAGGTAAGGTGAGCCACCGGGAGCGCTCGGCAAAAATAATCTTTTCGCTGCTGCTGTAGCCCTCGAAGGCAAAACCCAACGCCTCGTTGACGATATCGGTGGCGCGCTCCAGGATGGTCTCCAGCAGGTCATCGGTTGCTGGCTCGATGCTCACATCCGGCGACGTGCCCCCGGTCAGACCGCTACCATCGCCTGAAAGTGGACTGGCGTCGTTTCCGGCTGACAACACAACCTCCCACGGCCCGCCCGCAGGTCCGCCCACCCGCGCTTTGCCGCTGCCAATTGCAGCAAGTGCAACCAGCGCCGTTTGTACAGCGGTTGCTGTGGCATCATAGGCAATAGCAGCGGTCGTCTCCCCCTCGTAGGTTAAGGTGAACGTGCCGCCCGTTGGGATGCCTGTGAGGGTGACGCGTTGCTGTGCGTATTCGGGCACCTGCGCCAGGTATTGCCGCAGTTGTGCGACGGTTACATAGGCCATCTGACTACCCCAGTCTGATCAGCAACTGCGTGATATTTGTCCCGCTCACGTCCGTGGCCGCGCCCGTCACCAGATTGTAGAC